TTGCGGTTAGAAGCTCGAGCCGAGTTATAGATGGCTCCATCGAACGTTACAATATCTGACGTATTGATAGAAGCTTTAACTGGCCCGAGCCCTTCCACACTTTTTACAATAAATCCTGATTTCTCAGGATATGATAGCTCTAGGATGAGAGAGTCGCCGTTTGGATTCGTTGCGGTTATGCTTCGTATCATTTTTGCAGTTCCCCTCTCATCTGTGAAAGCTGATTTCTAGTATTCCTATAGATTTCAATCTGTGACAATGCCTTAGGCGAGTAGTTGTTCTGTGTGAAATTAACCACTGTTCCATTGTCCGAAACGGATTTGGAATCAGAACTTCCATTTTGACTGAATGACGCAGCTACTCCATCGACTGCGGACAAGGATCCTGAGAGATCCAGGCTGCGGCCTTGTAAGCCTTGCATTCCGGCGTCTACATCTGAAAGATCTAAGACTGGACGGATTGTAGGATTAAAGTTACCATTCAGATCAAGATGTTGAAGGTGACTATTAACAGCATCGGCTGTCATGCTACTCATCTTCTTACCAGCGTTCGAAGCCTTATGCGCGTACGTTAAGATACCAACAGCTAAGCCTTCATCGATATACTTACCGTATTCGCGTGTAAGCTTTGATGGAGAGTTAATCTTGAAGAATCCCTTGATAGCATCAGCCACTCGTCCGCCCATATCTCGTGCGGCATTTATGACTCGACCTACAGAATTACTAATACCAGAGGCAATACCTTCAACAATGCTGGAGCCCCAACTTGTGAAGTCGTTCCATTTTTCTTGGAACCAGCCGCCGATTTGGCCAAGAACAGATTGAATTCCGTTGTAGACCCAAGTGGATCCGTCTAGAATTCCCTCGCCCAATTTAGCCATCAACTCAATACCGTTAGAAACAAAGGAATCCCAAGAAGACTTAATATTGCCTCCAATTTCTCCCAATGTTCCCTGAATTTGGTCAAGAACCCATTGCGTACCAGCGCCCATGCCTTCAGCAAGCTTTTCAATTATGAATGAGCCCCACTCAAGAATTTGCGCTGCGATATCCAATAGGACTTTCCAAGCCGCTTCAAGAATCGCTGTAAATACATTCCACAAAGCTGCGCAAACTTCTGGGAAACGATTACGAATAGCATCGGCAAGACCATTTAGAGTTGAAATTACTAGCTCGAAGAGTGAATCGATGACATCGCCAATACCGTCAGCAACGCCTCTGATAAATTCTGCTATGATCTCAACGCCTGTTCCAGCAATATCTCGGATATTATCGCGGACACCATGAAGAACTTCAGTAATGATCTCCATTATGGTTTCGACAAAGTCTGGGAATGTCTCTCTTACTCCTCGCAGAGCCTCTTGAATAAGCACTACTAAAGCATCAACTATTTCTGGAACGTTGTCTATGATAGCTTCACAGAAAATACGAATCATCGATGTTGCAAACTTAGCTATTTCCTCAGCCGACCCGGTTATTGCCTCGAGTGTCGCCTTGAATATAGTTTTGAATGCACCTAGCAATTCTTCGTACGAATCCGCGATCGTCTGTAGCAGATCTGGGATAAGGCCAATTATTGATTTAAGCGCTTCTCGAATAACTACAACTCCGGCCATTCCACTAGCAGCCAACGCTGCCAATCCAATAGACAGCAGCGCAATACTACCGGCTACTAAAGATAAAGAAACGGCAAAGACAGCTAAAGTACCGCTCAAACCAATTAGAACCGGAAGCATTGGACCAAGAGCAATGCCTGCAACGCCGAGTATTGCGAACGTTCCGGCTAATGCTAAGAGCGCTACACCAACGCCCTCGATAGGAATGCTTGATAGCATCTTTATTGCTCCGGCAATAGCTACGAGGCCTAAAGAAAGGAATCCAAGACCGGCATCGCCTCCGGTTTTGTTAAGAATAACAGCGGCGCCAACAAGTAACGCTAAAGATCCAGCTATACTAACAAGACCCTTTGCAATACCCTCCCAGGACAATTGACCAATAGAGGCTAGACTCTTAGCAACGTCATTCAAAGCCATGCTCATAAATACAATAGCTAGAGCCGATTGCATTGCGTTAGCTTTTGGCATTGCGTTAATGGCCAATCCAAGAATAATCATGGTTCCGGCCATACCAGTCAAGCCTCTTGCAATCGCTGACCAGTCCATATCGCCAATTACCTTTAAGGATTTAGCTAAAGATTTAATGGATAGGGTTAGAGCACCGACCATTACAACAGCTTTAAGTGACTGTTTATCGGAATTCATAGATATGGCAATAAGTGCACCTGAAAGAATTCCAAGCGCTCCGCCCATACCAATCAATCCGCGGCCAATAGACTCGAGATCCATTGAGCCAAATTCCTTTAAGGCACTGGCAAGCACCTTGGCTGCCACTGCTAGACTTAGAATCATCACAGAATCTCGGGCTGTGGTCAACCCTTTACTTGAAGAAATAGCTCTAAAGGCGAGCGAGACACCAACTAAGCTTCCAGCAAATCCAACAAGCCCTCGTCCGAGCTCTTCCCAAGACATCTCGCCTAGTTTCTTTAAGGCACCTGCGAGGATACGGACACTTGTAGCCAAAGCCAGCATTGCGACTGAGCCGCTAAGAGTTACTTTTGGATCAAAGGACTTAAAGAACAGATTTAGACCTAACATCAAGACTGTAACGCTAGTAAGGCCCTTTGATATTCCTTCCCAACTTAAATCGGCTATACGCTGCATAGCTTTTGCTAAGATATTTATAGCTTCAGCCATTAACACCATAGCAATAGCAGAACTTGCAACGTTAGTTCCGTTCAATTCCTTCATGGATTTGGAAAGAGATTTAAATCCAATAGCTAACGTAGCCATAAGACCAGAAATAGCGACCATAGACGCCGATAGCTTTACTGGCTCGATATCTGAGAGCTTCTGTACAGCGCTTGCCAAGATGGCTAAGGATGCGGCAATGGCTACTAGAGTAGCAACATTAATAGCTCTCTTCAATTCGGACAGACCATCTTTCAAGACCTCAAAGATCTGACCTAATGTATTGGCTTTCTTTTTACCCTCTTCAAGACCTTCAAAGAAATCCTTTACGCCCTTGCTTGTTGCAGTAATAAGATCTACAAATTTCTTGATAGCAACAAGGAGTCCTCCGGATAGCAGAGCCTTAAATATACCATCAAGGGTAATGTGTCCAGCTTTATCCTTCAATGAGTCGAATATGCCACCAAAAATAGGCGCAAGCTTCTCCTTGAGATAGCCTCCGAACTCCTTCAGCTTCTCCCATACGAATTTGGCCGTGTTTTTGATACCTTCGAGGCCGCCTGTGAAATCGTGGATACGTCCAGTGATTTTATCGACGCCATCGTTAAGGATATCAAACATTGGCTGAGCTTTTTCAGCTAGCTTGGTAAAGAAATCACCAACTTCAGCCAAAATATCAAGCAAGAACACGAATGCGTTCGTAGTAGGTTCAACGCCCTCTTTGCCAATGCCGAAAATAAGCTTAGCGATAGGCATTAGAGCTTCTCCGACCATCTTAAATACGGAGAAGACACCTCGCATGATACGACGCAAGTCTGAGAAGACATGCCCGCTATCACGCATATCAGTAAGTGCTTTTTTAAATCGATCAGAGAGCTCATTTATTTTTTCTGCAATATCACCAATTTGTCTAGCAGTCATTGGTGTGAATACAGAATTGAAAGCGCTGCCAATTGCCTCGCCTGCACGGCCGATAAAGCTGACAGCTACAGATAAGATCTCTCCAAATCTAGTAATAACCAATCCAGCGATCTGAATTGGACCGCTGAAGCTTTTGATAAACGCTGCCCCAAAATTTCCGAACGCATATACCACATTGATAACAAGATCTGCCAAGAATTTAATTACAGACGCTGTGGCACGAGCGACATTTCGGAACATCTTGAGATATGACGCCATCTCGCCTGTGTTATCTATGCCCTTCCTGAGATTCTCCATGAATTTCTGGAATTGCTTAGACAAATTAATAAGATTCTCAGATGTCTGAGGTGGAATGACTTGCTTAAATCCGATAGAGACTTCCTTCAAGATAGCAGCAAGAGTCTCATACCCAGCTTTAAGGCCGTCCAATACAGCTTGACGACCGCCATTCTCAGCCCATCCAGAAACAACCTTATTTCTTGCATCTGAAGACTTATTGATAGCGTCGTTTAGAACATCGGAAATAGAGGTCCACAGTTCCTTAGCTTGCTCAAAGTCGCCAATAATGGTTCGCCAGGTCTGAGCCCAACCAGAACCTAATGCTTCTTTAAGAGTATCGATAAGCTGTGAGAAAGTCTTGACCTTTGTGGCTGCCTCTCCAGCAGTCTTAGCCATATCAGCAATGTCGCGGGCTTCCTTCTCAGTATATCCCTCAGCAACGAGCTTAGCGATAGCTGCATTATATTCCTCAGCAGTGTCTACTGAAAGAGCAAACTGAGACAGAGTCTTCTCGAGGACGTCGACAGTAAGCCAACCCTTCTCGAGTGAGTTGCGGAAGGATCCGGATGCTTCTACGGCAGCTCTACCGCCAGTCTTCAAGTGCTCTGACGTACGTATAAGGGCGTCCTGGAATACCTTACCACCCATACCAGCATTTACGACCGAGTTCCAGTCCATAAGCTTAACTGTACCAGAGGCCAATGCCTGAGATAACTGATACATGGCCACAGAAGCCTGCTGACTTGATGAACCAGAAACAGCTGCAAGGTTAGCGATACCCTGAATTGAGGATACTGACTTATCCAGCGATACGCCTGCAGCAGTAAACGTACCAATATTTCTCGTCATCTCAGAGAAATTATAGATCGTCTTGTCTGCGTACGTATTCAACTGATCCAATGCGGCATTAACCTGACCAATGTTGGTTCCCTCGTTACGAGTATTTGCCAAAATCGTCTGGACAGAGTTGATCTGGGTCTCGTATTCCCTGAGACCATCCATAATTGGATCAATGGTGATGGATCGAGCGATCTGCTCACCCATACTGATGACACGGTTTGTGATGTTGGAGATGATGTTGAAGGCAATGACACCCATTACAGAGAATTTCTGGTTTATCTGCTCAATGGCGGCAGAGATACCTGGTAGGCCGCTCTTCTGAACAGCGTCGGCGGCCTGTGCAACTTTGTCAAAGCCCTTGCCGGCACCTTCTAGATGAAGAGCTTTCTTCAACTTGTCGAGTGTTGATATAGTTTCCTTTGCGCCAGATTCAAATTGCTTGTTGTCAAATTGCATCTTTACGACACGATCGTCTACTTGACTCATCCAGAGGTCACCTCCCGCCATGCATCATTTGCTATCTTGTCAAATACCGGAGCAATGGCCTGGTTAATGTAAGGCCGTCCGTGGACATACCCACCATTTCTGGTACCATGCCCGTATTCAATAATAATAGCTATGTTTACATTCTTGTTAATGTTAGAATTCTTAAAGAAAATCGAATAACTTCCATGTTGACCTTGGATCTCGTAAGACCAAGATCTAGCTGTTAGACCAGACTTAACTGGAGTTGCCTGAGATAGGGCACGGACACCTTCTTCACCGTATTTTTCGAGTATGCGACGGATATCAAATCTAGATACCTTCTTCAAAGACTCATAGGTCTTTTTGAAATCTCCAGTTCCGGAGACAGTTATCATACTCATGTCAATAAGTCCTTAAATTTATTAGAAGTCTAAGACAACACCCTTCTTTTTGGCAAGATATCTCATCATCATGTCTTGTTTATTGATTTGTCTAGTGACCTCTTGATTAATGAGATAATTGTACATTCGCTCCGATGTGTACTTCGACTTAGTCGAACCAGAATTTCTTTTCTCTAAAGCTAAGAGCTTAGCGCCTCTTCGTTGGTTTTGATTAGTCTTCCGGACCAGCTTATCATGCATTCGATCAATTTGGGCATCATAATGCTTACTTTGATATTTATATGACGGGGTACCATAGAGAGCAAGTTTTCGAATGTTCAGATCATTTATGCGTTTTTGGATTTGCATGTTTTTAACGGCATTCCTCTTGATCTTATTGTAAAGACGCTTCTCTCGTCTCTGACCCCACTTCATACCTAAGACACCGTAGTGGGCTAAGGCGTCGTTGTAATGCTGTAGATAACCCATCTTGCTCTCTCTCTCTGAAAATTAGAGCTCATTTGGTCTAACGGTCTCAACTTGAATTCTTGAACGCCAAAGACATTCATCCGAAGCTTGCTTCATAGCATCCATAGCCTGGGTATTTGTTGGAGGATCAAATAACATCCTAACCCTCAAGCTGAGATAAGTCTTGATCTCGTTGACATCCGTGTCAGAGCCGATAAAATCTGCCCACGTCTCGGCAGGGCCAGTTATCTGGAACCCCTTCTTACCAATCCCATTTTGGATAAGAGATGGCAGGAGGGAGTTTATGAGAATAACAAGCTCGTTGTCGAAAGGATGGTAGTCTTCGGCCAACGACAATGACGTTTTTACAGTGTTAAGGATCGAGTCCAAAGATACCACCCTTTCATGAGATTAGTTATGACGGTTCTTACCGTGGATAGATCGTTTAATAAGGATACTCCTACTAGTCCTACCGCTAAGACTCCTATACAAGTTAGCGCCTGCTGCGTTCAGTACGGATTTAGGAATACTCTTTCCAGCCGATCGCGCCTGGTTATATCGAAGTGATCCGTATGTACCAAGAAGCACTGACTGACCGATTAATTTGGCCGTGGATGTCTTAGCGATTTTATTATACGTCTTCTCGCCGCCAAGAGTCTTATGGAAATGCTCTTTGTTAGCTGCTTTCTCATGAAGCTTATAAGCTTTCTTGTCAAACTTTTTTGACTCTTTGGCTTTAACCTTGTCGAGATGCTTCGAGTTCTTATCGAAGATTCTATTCTCTTTGTCGATCTTTTTCTGCAGTCGGGCTTTCTTCTTATCGCTTGCACCGACCATCTTCGACTTAAGCTTGGAAAGTCTATCCTTATGGAACTGCCTTTCGCCAGCCTTAGTTTCTTTGATGTCTTTAAGAAAAGCTTGTTTCCTACCGATAATTCGGTCAGCCCTTGCATTAAGTTTACGAACTCGTCTCTGACCCCACTTCATACCTAAGACACCGTAGTGGGAAAGTTCATCATCATACTGATTCATTTTTGTTCTCTCTATGAAAAACTTCCATTTTGACCGGAGCCAGCTAAGAGAACCGACCCCGGTCTTGGAATCCTTTATGAAAGTGTAGCCTCGCCAGCGGCCTTAGCCTTCTTTGCAGAGTCGACTGCTGCAACAGTAACGACCTGACCGGCTGTAGCCGTAATCTGCTTGTTGGTAGGAAGATCCGCCCATCCATTAGCAGCGTCGCAGACAACGTCAATACCCATAGCAGGCTTCTGATACTGGGATGTGACTTTGGTTACGATTGTAGTACCAGAAGGTGCGCCGGAGACTGTCAAGGTAGTCTTACCACTTTGAATAGTCGTGGCGTTTACAGTAAGCACACCAAGCGTAGCACCTGGTACCTCCGCACCGACGATTTGTGCAAGTTCGTCTGGAAGTGGGAGACGAGGCTCTGTGGTATCAGTGCCATAAATGATGCTCTCGAGCAACATTAGCTTACTCTGCTCAAGTTTCGTAGAGTCAATTGTGATAATTGAGGTTGGCTTATAGCCCTTAACAGGAACTGGGTCAGAAGAGCAGGACCAGCTGAATGTAATAGCCTGTGGAGACTCGTTGATGGTCTGATAGCTCTTCTCAGAAGGAGAAGCTGTGAGGCCATATACAAGATGAATCTTGTAACCAAGGGAGTCGTTAATATCATTACCAACATTGGTACGATAGCTGAGGCCAAACTTACCGCGCTTCTGCTGGCCCATGTTAACACCATTAATCAATGCAGCAGTGCCGTCAAGGATAGCAAACTCATCGGGATAAGTATAAGCGGTAATAGTAGCTGCAAATGTCTCAGCAGCACGCATCGAAGCATACTTCATGTTGTCCGCATACATATTCTGGGGCTCAGCACCGGATGGTGACTGGGTAACGCCGGTAAGGCCATTCCAAGCCACGCCACGAGAATATACACCAGAGTTATCTAGTGGATAAATCACGCCATGGTCTGTGCCCAATTCAAAGCGACGAGAACCTGTCTCGTCCCAAATAATAGTAGCCATGGATTTCCTCTTTCTAGAAATATAAGTTGAATGTGTAATGGTTTAGGTTCTCAGCAATATAGAACCTGTCCATAGTGCATCTTGGAAGTTCTGCCAGCTTAGAAGGAACCTCGGTATCCGGGTTGCGATCTATCAACGTTACCTGGTATCGCGTCGTAAAATTATACGGACGATTATCGGCAAACCTAGCATTCATGCTAGAACGTTGATAGACAATACTCGGGTATTCCATTTTGATGTTTTCCTTCGGCTGGAAGTAGACCTGGTTTGATCCAAGGATCTCTTCCAAGATCTTTTGAAGCTCTACCCGTCGAGCTTTATATGTCGGCTTAGTTAACGGGGCCATTGTATACCTCCCCAAGGCTAAGGATCAACCTAGGTCTCTGGACCTCGACGTCGGACACCTTCCAACGGGTTCCAGCCCATTGAACATATACCATTGAGAAGAAATTCTCTTCGGCATAGGCGTCAGCAACAATCGAGATCTGATTAGAGACCGTTAGGTTGTCATGGAGATGCTCCGAAGATCCAGAAAGTCTCCTGGACACCCTCAGAACATCCCCATAATAGTTCTTCTTTACTATTTGATTATCCCATACCCCTGGAGCGGTTTGAACTTTGTCGGCGAAGCCGACTTCGCCATAAAACCTAGCCATAGATTACTCGTTCTTGAGTACACCGATATGTTCGACTTTGTACGCGGAATTAGCGTAGATAAGAACAAGGGCTTTGCCATTTCCCCAATTGGTGTTAGGGATGAGGCTTCCATCAGGGAGTTGCTGGAACGGATAGCCACTACCGCTAATCGAATTGCCAACAGTCGATACTGTTGTAAGCTTCGAAATAGGGCCGATTGCCCAGAACGCTGTCTGACCTGGCTTAGGCGCAATATCCGCAGTAATCTTCAAGTTTGAACCGGAAGGCTGTACTCCAATAACAAGATTAGTCGGAATTGATGGTGATGGCGTCGACGGGATTACACTTTTGGGACGAACTCAACAGCGATTGCAGAATAAGGCTTAATAAGAGCGCCAGAGCAACGAGTCTCGATGAGGTACTTCATCTGGTTGTAGTCAATGTCGAAGTCATCAAACAGGTTGACGGAACCGCCCTGGTCTGCGCCGATGTTGTAGTCAGCTGGGTTAACAATAATACCAGCAAGAGTACGAGTCTTGGTGTCTACAACACGAGTCTGGCCCTCCATAACTGGGACCTCGACAATACCAGCAACACGAAGCTTCTTAGAAAGCTCCTCGATATCCTTATAAAGGTCGCGACCAGTGGTATCGGTGAGAAGGAGCATCTCGTTCAGCAGATCGGTTGTGGTGAAGAGCAGTGGGTTACCAGAACCCTTGTACGCCTTACGAGCCTTGATTGCTGCGCGAATAAAACCACGAGCCTTGTCAGCATCGCTTGTAGCAGACTCGGTCTCAACCTTAGCCTTGATGGTGTAGAAGTCGTCATCGGTCCAAATTGGACGGACAGAAGTCTCCTTAATCTTGTCGTTAGAAGAGCTCTGACGACCGTCACCAATGAGGCATGCACGAGCGATCTCCTCGTCGAGCATAATACGCATCTCAGCCTTCAGCCAAGCGACAACATCAAAGGATGTAATGTCAACAAGGTCATCACGGTCAAGCTTCTGCTTCTTATAGATTGTCTGAGGATCTGTAGTACGCTTCAGAAGGGTAAATACCTCATCCTTCTTGAGTGTACCCTTCATATAGCCCTTTGCGCGAGCCTCATCCTCGGTAATATTAGCAAATACAGACTTAATACGAGAGAATGGAGTGTGTGCAACAAAGCCCATGAATGTAGCGACCCAGGTCATGTCGCGAGAAGCGAATCCTGGAATCATATCTACATTCTGATAGTCTGGGAAGAGCATGTCAATGTTCTTGATGCCGTAATCAGCGTGCATCAGAGCCTCGTCTACGGAAAGATCCTCATAGCCGTGCTGGAGAGCAGACTCCTTCAAAGAGCCATAACGCTTCATGTCGCGAATGATCTCTTCCATATCCTCGGCATGTGCAAGATAATCCTCTGGGGATGGACCCTCATCAAATACGTTGTGCTTCACGTTGTCCTCTTTCTTTTCATCGTAATCTTCGTCGTCTTCATCATCGACGTCTTCATCATCATAATCTTCGTCGTCGGTGTCTTCGTCTTCATAATCTTCGTCGTCAACGTCTTCGGCGTCCTCATCAGCGCCGTCCAAATCGCCATCCTTGGCGGCCTGGATAAGAGCATACATTACATTCTTCTGCTTCTCATCCATAGTATCAATAATGTCCTGAACTGTTTCCACAGGTTCCTCCTCTTTTTCATCCTCGGGTTGTTCATCAGCGTGAGCCAAAACCAAAGGCTGATCAAAATAAATAATAGCCTCTTCCTCGTCAGTGTCATCATGAGCGATAACCGTCTCGATGTATGCTCCAGGATTTGCTCCTGACAAGACTAGGCTTACCTCACGGATAGCTCCATGAAGTACGTCGCAACCACGTTGCTTCAGTTTGTTGGCATAGATGGATAATGCTGTGATATCTCCATGAAGAACCTGATCTTTAGCGATCTGTCCAGAAGGAGTATCGTTGAAATAACCATAGCAGTATACGCCGTCATTGCGATTCTCAAGTAATGCATGGCCAAGAATATTATCGACGTTTGAATGATCGTGCTGATAGACCAGTGGCACTTTAGTGTGGTCACAATCAGCAAATGCATTCTGTCGAATTACACGGCCATCAGAGCACTTGATATTGTTGCGTGTTGCATATCCTGCAAAATCGTATTTCTTATTCATCTAACCTCCCATCTCTACTCGTAACTTCCATTTTGACCTTCTTCGTCCTCATATCCATAATCTTCATAACCTTGGACGCCTGAGCCATAGTTAGCATTCGGATCTATGAGGTTTCTGTTCCGGAGTTCTTCAGCGCTTTCTTGATCGGAAGGCTTGAAGCCCAACGCTGTCCTAAACTCGTTAGGTACAAGAATCTCGTTTCGGCTCAGAGAATCAACCATTCCAGCAATCTGCGTAACCGTCATGTAACGGAATGGATCTTGGAATGTCATGATTGTCTGATGCTGAGACCTTGCAGTCTTTGTCAGGAACTTCCGGGTCATTTCGTCCTTAATAGCCTTAATAATCGGAGCAACCGTCCTTTGGAAATAGTTGTTCATTGTCTCCGTGTTGGCTGTTCCGTTGAGAATCGTGGAATCAATACTTAGCTGGCTGTAAAGCATACTCGTTAAATCTTTGATCTGCGACATCAACGTATTCTCAATTGGACGATTTAATTGAGTAATCTTTTCGGTGGCATCGACATATGCAATGCCGTATTTGGAATTCTCCAGTTGGTTTTCCAGGTCGGCTTTTCGTTCCTTTGCACGCTCCTTCTGAATATCAGACTTCACGGCATAAGGAAGCTGCACGATCATATCCAATTTTGTGGAATTAGCTTTGGCGTCGGCTTGGTCAAGCAAGCCTAATTTATAAACCAAACGTTTAAGAGTTGAGTTCTGCTCATTCATTACTTGATAGAACGGATTCTCAACAATGGCCACCATGGATTTCGGTAACGTTGTCTTCTGACTCTGTGACGTAAATTCATTATAGACCATCACGTCGACATGCCTTGGGTGCCAGCCAACAATCTTTCCAACTCTCAAAGTTAGGATGTCATAAGCTTGAGTCTTATATGGATCGTATTTTGTATCAACAGGAACTACGGCTATAGCGCCCTCATCTAACAAGGAATAAGCCACGTCCATCATGAAGGAAAAAGCCGATTGGTCGATGTTAGCCTCAAGGTTAAGGCACGAGTTTAGACCAGAGTCAACTTCCTCTTGAAAACGACCATTCTCGTCAGTTCTAACATGCTGGAACGATGTCATCGCCACATCAATCGCGATTCTGTTTTTGATAGAGGCGATTATGGTTCGCTCAGTTCCTCCGAACAAAGCTCTTGTCCTGCTTGGCGATACAAAAGAAAACGGTCCGATTTCTGGATTCAAGGCATCTCGTTGTGGTTCCTCAGCTAAGAAGATGTTCCAAGAATTCTTAGGACGAACAAATTCTAAAGTCTTAATCCTGAATCACCTCCTTTCGAGAGAACTAATCTGAGATTTGATATTTTGTAGATTAACCAGAAGTACCCATCTGTTTGCGTCGTTCAGCATTTAATCGAGCGTACATCTCAGCCTGAGACTGACGATCCATTTTCTTCTCTGCTTGATTCTTTATTGACGCAACACGGATAAGAGTCAGAAGACGGTTGATATGCCATTTCTGGCATTCCATCGGAATATTGAGTGCCGTCATCCAATAATAGATCAACTCAGAAGTAACAACAGATCTAGCAAATGGATCTTGTCTCTTTTCAATGTTAGAAAAGGTTGTGGCAGTCATCGGATCCATAAGATAAGCATTTATCTTATCATACAACTCTGATGTCAATCCAAGATAGACCGTAGGATTGACATTCTGGGTTAATGTCATAAACCGGATATAGTCCAAGGCTTCCTCGTCTGTCTTCTGATCATCAGAGAGAAACGGCTTATGGTACTTTGACTCCCATTTTGATATTGACACCAAGGAATGCTCTAAGCGTAAGACGCAACTCTTCATTGAGCAAAACTCCTGAGAGGCTTCATCGAAGAATTCGGAAGCCGGGACTATAATTTCTAGCATTAGATCATCTTCGGATTCTTAGATGATAACTTCTCGACCTTCTTGTCCAGATCCTTTGGAATAACACCGTTGAAGAACTCCAGGGATTTCTCACTATTAGTAGCCAATTCCATAAACAGCTGAGAATAGGCGTTCGTCTCGGCGAATTCCTGTCGAATATCATCGTTCTTGATGAATCGACGGCCATCGTCAGATTTCACGCCATATGCCATCAACACAAGCTTCTTAAACAGCTTAATAAGCTCCTCGATGTTGTCGGAGTTAGCGATTGCTGTGGCAAAAGTGGAAAGACCACCTTTCATCGACGCCTCCATTTCCAAAAGCTCAGCCTCTGACAGATGGAAATAGAAATTCTCTGTTCGTGTCTCACCATTAAAGTCTTCGAACGTGATTGTCTTCTTGATCATGTTAATCTCCTTTCAAGAACTTTTACATTTCAGTTGCTTCATTACCAATTGGCATGCCTGTTAATGATACGCTCTAATTTCTTTGGATCGGTCTTCTTCAACTTCTTATAGTAGCTTTCAATTTCAGCTTTTGATCGATCATGTGGCACGACCCTACGTCTAAGTTGAGCACTAACCATGTTACGGATGGAAGCTTTACCATTTGATTTATAATGGTTGTATTTCTTATCATAATGGCGATTTAGAAATTGTTCAGCCGCCATTCCACCAATAGCTGTTCCTAATCCAGCGCCGGCGATTGATCCGTTTCTAGTAAGCAAACCGGCTCCACCAATAAGAGCTCCGTATGCCACGGTACCCAAAGCTCCTTGTCTAAGACCTTTTGCGCCATTAAATTTATAGTTCTTATACAGCTTGTCTATGTTGCGTTTATCGTTTTGATTAAGACTGTTTGCCGAACCAGTCAATTTAAGTCTGGTTTTCTTCTGACCCCACTTCATACCTAAGACACCGTAGTGGGCTAAGGCGTCGTTGTAATGCTGTAGATAA